GCACCTCCTAGTTTGCTTGCGTACATTAGCTCATTGATCAAAGGTAAACCAGTTAGGACATTTGACTATAGTTCTTCAGATGTTTCCCTTACTTTACATAAACCATATTCAGAAGCGCAGTTAAAAGATCTTCGGAATAAAATTGATTGGCTTCAAACTAACGCATCCTTATCTCGCGCTGAGTGGAGAGATGGGCTATTCGCATTGAAGGCAGGCGTCGATGATCCTGTTCTTCTTGATGAGTTGGTAGTTAGATGGACAATGAATAAGAACTATTCAGTCGGCGATGAGGATCTTGCTAGGGATATGGTATCTCGTGCCAATAAGCATGGGCCAATCGGGCCGGGGACAATCTTTGCAATCTTAAGACAGGTGGCCATGAGAGAAGGTGCGCCTGCAGTTGATACACCTTGGACTGTGCAAGAGATCTTAGACAGATCAAAGATTCAAATAGCATTTGCAAAAGATGGAAGCATAAAGATTGAACCATCAGAGTCTAACGCTGCTGCTTTACTCGGCGCAATCTTTGAAGAGAAAGATCTATACCACGACATCCGTACTGATCTTTACATCTATAAAGGAAGATCATATTCAGATTCAGATCTTGCCAACATGTTTACTCCAATCATTCAAAGTACCGCATTCGGACTAGGACTAGAGAAGTTCAGAAGATCTTCAGTTGCAAGTGGTATTGATATTCTTATGTCATCTCGAAGAAAGGATCCGCATGTAGAATACCTTAAGAATTTATCTTGGGACGGCAAAGAAAGAATCGGGCGTTTCTTTATTGATTATGTAGGTGCGGAAGATACGCCCTACACTAGATTAGTTAGTCGTAATTTTTGGGTATCATTGGCGGCCAGGGGATTAACGCCGGGCTGTAAGTTTGACTCAATGGTTGTACTTGAAGGACACGAAGGGATCATGAAGTCATCATTAGTCGAAGCCATTGGTGGAGAGTACACGTTCGCGCCATCAAGAAAAGACTCGCTTGATAACCTTGATGAACTACGAAAGATGCACCAATCGGTTATCGTCGAGTTGCCTGAGTTGATGGGACTTGTCGGAGAGTCGTCTGAAAAAGTTAAAGCATTCCTGGCCAAACCTTTTGATCATATCAGAGCGCTCTTTGCCCGTAAGGCAATGAAGAATCTTAGGGGCTTTGTCTTTGTAGGCACCACAAATTCTGATCGTTACCTAGCTGCGACTATGGGGGTTAGAAGATTCTGGCCTATCAAGATTCCTAAAACTGTTAAGACTATAAAGCTATCTGCCGTTCTTTCCGATCGAGATCAGCTATTCGCGGAAGCAATTGAGTTGTACAAGCAAGGCATTAACTATTGGACGATACCTTCTGAAATGCTTGATCAGGTTGTTGGATCCAGAGTTCTTGAAGAACCATTGACTGCACCGATAAGAGAGATTGTACCCACGCTTGGTGAGGTATGGACTACGACTGACATCTATAGACGACTTGAGATGGGCGGACTTATACCTAGAGGACTTACTCCTTCGCTTGTTAATAGGATTGAAACCTCACTAAACAAGTTAGGCTTTACGCAAACACGCGACTCTTCCCAAGGTATTTTTTACTGGCAGGCAGGTAAGGTGGGTAATTTAAGGTTGGATGATCTTATTTAGTGATGGCCATAAACTTTCGGAAGAATCGTCATTGAGGGGATGAGGATTGGGAATTGCCTATGGCCATCAGCTTTATGTTACTTTTGATTTTAAATGTAGATAAACTATTTTACGTACTTTCCACTAACTATAATCGACGCTAGTTCAAGTGCGCGCTCACCTACTTGCTTTGCCCATGTTGAGTTTATCATCTCGGTAGCTGCGCCCTCATAGTCATGCTTCTGCAAATAGGAGATTGTCTTTTTAAATTTAAGAAATCTTGGAAGACCTAAGTTAAAGACTAGGTTTATGATAGCGTCTTGTCTTGGTTGATTTAGTTCTGTAAACCATTTGAATTTAAGAAGAGGAGATCTTGCCACCTCGATGTCATACCTGAGCATCATGCGCGCCTCTGCCTCGGTGATCCCATTGTCTTCGATATTTCTACCTATTCCAATGGTAAGTTTTCCGGCCGTACATTTATATGGTTTTAATTTTAAACCTTCATGTCTGATCAGCATATTCTCTAGCTTATCGCTCATACAATTTTCCTTATCCAATTGCCATTCTTATCAAGGATCATCGGCAATAGCTTTGGCTGCCCGTCCATTATGATACCGCACCCTACGATTGGGCGTTTCATTTGTAGTTTATTGTAGGCAAACGCCAACGACTTATCATCAATTAAACATCCGACAATCATTGACCAGAATATATTTGTGGGGTTAGCGTGATACTGAATATCGAAGACTGAGTGGTGATGCCCCTGTACTGTATTCATAGACATCGACTGCCCTAGCTTTAATCCATTGGTTGATTTCCCATGGTGAAAATAGCAGTCTCTCCCGTCTGACAATTTAATAATAAGATCAGAATGCCAGTTCCATCCCTTAGGTGCGCCGAGTATATCTCGGTAATCTTTGAATACGAATCTTGGAATTCCTCCATGTTTTCCACGACGATATACAAGGGATCCATGATTAGACTCCAATACGTCCGCTTTGGGAAATAGTTCGTAGATAGGCTTAAGATCTTCGATTGCCTTCTCTAACTCAGAAGAAGGAGAAAAAGGAAGATCAGGATCTTTGTCGTGAAATGAGATACAATGCCCATCTATTTCATCTCCTGTTAGAACTATTCTATCAGGTTTAAAAAATTCTTTAATAGCGGAAAGGAATGGGATTGTATCTTTATGATAGTAGGGCGAGTGAAGATCTGATATTACAAGTACGCAACTATTCTTTGCCAAAACCTATCCTTGGTTGAGTTCAAATAAATTATACTTATAGCTTTGGTATTTTGCCACCAAGTTTTAGGATCACGTCTTTACAGATATTTGCAAGCTTTGTGTCGCCAGATGCTTTGGCCTGGAGATATTGCTGTATCCAATAGTCTAACTGTTGCTCTTTGGTTAATGCTTTTTTAGGATTCATCGTTTCGGTCTTTTCATTAACCCATATTTATTAGCGAAGAACCATTCAAGATCTTCGAAGTAAACGATCTTGGTTTCCCATTTCAAGCATATAATTATTCTGCTAGTGCATTCTTTCCATTGATAGCTAGGCAATATTTTCCCATCCGATTTTCTTTTACGAAGTTTAAAGAATGCTCCGTCCGGATTGAATGGGATCTTAGGCTGTTGGATTTGAGTCGGGGTTGCCTCGCTTGGCAGGATAGTGGAGGAAGGACTGACTGATGAGGGTAAGCTCGAGCATGATACTATCAAGCTTATAATCAGACTGTTCCTCATCAGGTTTGTTAAGCTCTTCATGGTATTCTTTCTCCAATGCAATAATCCGATCTAGGTATTTTGTGGCCTGCCTGTCGTTCCACAACTTAAGACCTTCCTTCAAAACACCTAGAAACAGATTTAATTCCATAAACTATTTAAGCTTTTGAGGGAGAACCTTATCGAGCAATTGACCTAGCTTAATGCAAAGTTCACCTACTTTCTTAAGTGCAGATGCCGCAACATAAAGAAGTGATAGAGGCTTTTGAGAAGGCACCAAACGAAAAACAAACTCTAATACAAGAGCGATGCTTAACGAAGATCCTTCAACCGACGATATAAATGCTAATGCTTTTCCTAGTAACTCTTCCATTTCATTTCTCCTTAGTAGTGAGAGCGTTTCGGATCTCACGTATGTCCAGTTTAATCTCTCGTATGTCTTCCCGATATGCAACAACTTCGTTCTTCAATACCTGCACGTCGACGTAAGCTTTTGCTGCGGCCGCAAGGACGCTTAACATTCCGGTAACTAGCGCTGCAACAAGTGGCTTACTTAAGTTCATTCTTGAGGCTCCGGTATTGCTTCAACTTGCTCTCTGGATAATAGCTCTGTAAAATTTACCGCCGCCTCAGACACAAACATTTGCTCCTTATAAGGGAAATGTTTAATATATGGCATGGGATTAGGTACAGTATCTACAGTTCCGCCATTAAAAACATGTAATAGATTTTCATTTATTTTTTCGGTAGTCACTCCATCGAAGGTATCTTCAGTGGTAGAATAGTAATGTAAGTCAAAAACTCCTGACACTTCATAGCTTTTTTCTATTTGATCGTAGCTTCCTAAAAGTACAACTCCGTCTTTAAGTATTGCGTTTGCTGATTCATTAAAAGACTCAGAAATAAAAACGGCAAATTGCGCTTCAAGGTTAAAGATAAAATAATTCTTAATGCTCAGATGAGTAGCATCATTAAGGCACTCAATCTTTTTTAAATATGTATCAAAAATTAAAGCTTTCAAATTATTCAAGCTCCTCAATTATTTCTATTAGTTTTAATCTAAGCTCCGATCTGATAAATGAGGGATCTTTGGCAAGTTCCCTAAACAGTTTAATTCTAACTTCAGGAATAAGAATATCAAACTCAAAGTCTTGTGGAATTTTATTAATTTGTTTTAAGTAAATTTCTAATCTGTCTTTGATAAGTGCAAGACCCTCATCGCAACCTGCGCGAGTAAGTAGGACACTAAAGATAAATATAGGATCACAAGGCTTCTTACTGTTCTTAAATTTTAACATATCTAAAATTATGAAAGGCTCGTTTTCATCATGAAAAACATTAGGTTTATATGAGTCACAAGCCACACCCATAATATCTTCAGTCTTCCAAGGATTAGTAAAAAAATTCATATCTCTCCTAAATTGTAGATACGCTTACAGTTCCTGCACTTCCGGCCGATCCGTTATTTCCTGCGTTTGCGCCTGAACCCCCAACTCCTCCTGAACCTCCTGTTACCGAATAGCTAGGGACTGTTCCTGTCTTATAACGAACAACAAGTCTTCCGCCCGAACCTCCTGCGCCTGCTCCGCCTCCTGCAGATATTCCGGCAAACAGTTCTTTATCTTGATCAGCGAACGCAACACTTGCCCCTCCGTTAAATCCATTTCTTCCTGACACAATAAGGCTTCCGGTTCCTGATAAATTACCTTCGACGTAAAGAACAACGCCTTTTCCGTGATGCCCTTTATATCCGCTACCGCCTCCCCCAGAAAAATAGCGA